TGGTGACACCGAGGGAAACCTCCCCTACATCGAGGGGCTGATTATTTCTCAAATGCAGCTCGAGCAAGGCGTTGCGAATCCTCAGGTGAGCTTCGACGTGTCCGGCGATGACGTCACGGCGAATATCCAGTACACGGACCTGCAAACCAACAGCAGGCAGTTTCTGTCATTCACGGTGGCCGCATGAGCGGGGTTCTTCGCCAGCCGCGCAGCATCGTGACCGTGAACGGTGGACGTATGGCGTTCGAATCCTGGGAGACCAACAGCAATGGCTATTACCAGGCCGATACCTTCACCGTGAAATTCGTCCTAAATGATGCTCAGGCTGCGTGGTGGTCCGAGCAGGCGATACTGGAAGTGATGATTTACGACGGACTTCCCACGGACCCAACGAACTTTACGGCGGCGAATCTCACGCTTCGCATTCAGGGCCGCGCCGACTCGGTGGAGCTGGATCCGATTCGAAAGACGGTCCAGGTGACCGGTCGGGATTACACCTCGAAACTGGTCGACACGAAGTCGCCGCCGCCCGACCCGAACACTACGGCCTCGGCAGTTGCCAAATCCTTGGCCACAAAATACGGGCTAGGATACAGCGTAACCCCGACCTCTACCAAGATCGGCACGTACTACCGACTGGACCACGTGAGCATGAAGGTGGAGAAGTCTGCCTGGGACATTTTGACTTACCTGGCGCATAAGGAGCAATTCATTGTCTATGTGACAGGCAAGGTCCTGCATTTTGACCCGATGCCCTCACCGGAAAAGGCCCGCGTGCTCACCCTGGACAATTCGCAGCGGGTTCCCAATGCGCCGACTCCCGAACTCCGCTTTATTCGCAACCTGACCCTGGCCCACGGCATCGCGGTCTATGTCCGGAGTTGGAACGATAAGCAGAAAAAGGGCTTCACGAAAGTGGCTCGCAGCAAGCGCACCAAGGACCCGGTGACGAAGAGGAATCAGCCGCTGACCGGGGAAGAACAGGTTTACAGCTACACCATTCCAAACCTCACACCGGTGGCAGCTCAAGCGGAAGCCGATTCCCGCTTAGCATCGATCAGCCAGCACGAGGTACGGTTCACTGCAGACGACATGCCTGGAGACCCGGCCCTTGACCCTTTCCAGCCAGTGCGGTGGCTCTACAACGGCACCATGTACGCTCAGACCTATTTCTTAGAATCGGTGGTGAGGTCTTTCAGCTTCCAGGGATACACGATGAGCATCAGAGGCAAGAATCACAGTGTCGAATCGGTGGTGTTGGCATGAATCATCTCTTGAACAGCATGAAGCAGCAAGCGGCTGGCGTGGTCGGAATGATCGACCATCCCCGCATCGGGACCATCCAGAACTATGACCCAGCAACCTACACCTGCAAGGTGCTCCTGCAGCCGGAAGGGGCGCTCACCAACTGGCTGCCCATCCAATCCCCCTGGGTGGGGAATGGATGGGGGATGTTCTGCCCGCCGGGCCCCGGAGTCGCGGTGGCCGTCATTCCGAAAGAGGGAAGCTACGATGCAGCCTTCATCTTGCCGGGCTTCTTCAACGATGAGGAAAAGCCCTTGGCGGTAGACCAGGGCGAATTCTGGCTGGTGCACCAGTCGGGTGCCTCGGTCAAGCTGACCAACAACGGAGAGGTGACAGTAAAGGCTCCCACGATCAACCTTAACGGCAATGTGCTCTGCTCAAAGGGTGACACCGGCGCTTTCATGGATCAGCAGGGCAACCTGGTCACCGTCATCGGCGGGATCATTGTAGGGGGGGTATCGTGAGCAAAGCCAGTGACACGATAAATGGATGGGCCAACGAGGTGAACAATATCAGCACCTCGCAGATGCTGGCCGAATTTGAAGCAAAAGTAATGACCTACGTGAACAGCATGAAGCAATCCGCGATGGAGAAGCTGGCGGAATATGAGGCGCTAAATGCCGTTAAGCCGGTCGATCCGTCCACCACGATGGCATGGGCCTTACTCCAGTACGCGCAAGCTCTCAAGGTGATAGCTCAGACGACCGCAGAAATCACGGCGATGACCGCAGCAATCACCAACTTGAGCACGGCGATAGCGAACAAAGCAAGCGAGTTGTAAAAGGGGTAACCGATGGCCTTGAATACCAAAGACTTCACCACGCTAGTCAAAGAGATGGTTGCCTCAGTCCAGGCAGGCGCCACCGCAATAATAGACTTCTCCGTGGGTTCCATCATGCTGGCATGGACTGAGGCTGTAGCCTTTGTGGCGATCTGGCTCCAATCGATAGTGCTCCAATTGCTCTTGCTGGTCAGGGCAGCCACCAGCACGGGTTCAGATCTTGATTCCTGGATGGCTGACTTTGGGCTGGTGCGCATCGATGCTGTGGCGGCCTACGGGCAGGTGACTTTCTCGCGGGCGGTCACGACCATAGCCGCAACCATCCCCCTGGGTGCAACTATAGCCTCTCAGGACGGGTCAAAGCAGTATCTGGTAACGCTCGATATCACCAACCCGGCTTACAGCGCCGGCGTGGGAGGTTACATTCTCCCGATCGGTACCGCATCCGTCACCGTGCCAATCGTCGCGGTCGACTCCGGCGCCTACAGCAATGCCGCTGTTGGCGAGGTGAGCTTGATCACCACGTCCATAGCGGGCGTGGATACGGTAACCAATGCGGCCACAATTGATACCGGGATGGACACGGAGACCGACTCTCAATTCAGGGCAAGGTTCATCCTCACGATTCAGACTTATGGGAGGGCCACTTTAGCCGCCGTGCAGGGGGCAACCGCGCCGATCCTCCCCGGCATCAGGTACAACGTGGTCGAAAACTTCAACTTCGACGGCACGCCCAACGACGGGTATTTCTTCGTAGTGGTGGACGACGGCACCGGGTACCCGTCGCCGACTGTTATCGCATCGGTACAAGCGGCCGTCGACCAGGTGCGACCGCTGACCAGCGCGTTCGGAGTTTTCGCCCCTCAAGTCGTGCCGGTGGCGATCACCTTCGATATCGTGACCGACCCGCTCCTCTCTCATTCAGCCCTTGTGCTGGCTGCACAGGCGGCGGTAATCAGCTATGTCAACTCTTTAGGACTGGGAGCGACGCTTCCCTACACGATGGTTGCAAAAGTGGCATACGAGGCCGACCCCGGCGTCCTGAATGTGCAAAACGTAGCCGTCAACTCAACCACTTTCGACGTGACACCCAAGCAATCGCAGGTGCTGAAGGTTGGCACGGTGGTGGTGAACTAATGGCGACCGCGCTCCAATTGAGCATCCTGGGGAAACTGAAAGGCGCGCTCCCGGTGCAGTGGTTTGGTGACAGTTCGCCAAACTTGGACGCTGCACTTGCGGGACCATCAGCCGCGGCGTCAGAGGTGTACGCGCTGGTCCAAGAAATTATCCCTCAGACAAGGATCCGCACAGCGACCGGTGGCTTTCTGGACATGGTCACTGTCGATTTCTTCGGAAACAGCCTGCCTCGCCTCGCTGGCGAGTCGGATGATTCTTTCCGGCTCCGCATCCTTGTGGCGTTGTTCAGGGGCCAAGGGACCAAGGCAGCAATGTCTGAAGCCATCGGGGCATACACCGGATGGTTCCCGGCAATCATCGAATATCAGCAAGCCGTTGACCCGACCGGGTTCGTCGTCACGTCCGGGAATGATACGGTGAGCGGCTACGGTGGAGTAGTGAAGCCGCACCACGCTTTTATTACCGTTTTCACGACAGCCCCTGCAGGTTTTGGAAGCATTCCGGGGTATGGCTCAGCCCCTTCAGGGTATGGGGCGTCTGGCGCTTATGTCCCGAAATTGACGGCAAATTTCACGTATCTTTTCCAGTTAATAAATTCCGTCAAGCCGATCGGCACGAAGATGTGGGTCAAGGTAATAACGGCGGACGCTGCAACACTGGAAAGCAATTATGGAGCAGTTCAGTCATTCACTACCACCGTATTGACTGATTCTTACGGCGGCCTGCTTTCTGATGGATCAAACAACTTACTTTCCGGCGACTAGGAGGACGAATCACCATGGATAGAAACATAGTTTACCCTGGCGCAATCCCGCAAGATACCGACCTACTCCAGCCTCAGAGGAACGCCCTGGTAGCCATGGGCCAGATTATGGCAGCCATCCTGGGTTCTGGCACCTGGACCTCGGGGCTAGCCGTGGGGCCCGGCCTGGGACTCAGTGTCGTGGTGCAGCCGGGCCAGATTTTCGTTAACGCTCCCATTGACTCGGCAGCTTACGGGTCCGTGCCCATGAGCGCCAGCGTAATCACCAAACAGGCCGCGCTGATGGCTGCAGCGACTTTGAATACTCCGGCACCCCTCACCGTGGGGCAGAGCATCAACTACCTGATCCAGATCCGGTACCTGGAGACCGATGGCAACCCGCTCGTACTCCCTTACTATAACTCAGCAAATCCTGCCGTCCCGTTAAATGGGCCGGCAAACGACGGAACCGCCCAGAACACGACCCGGAACGCTGTCTGTGACGTCGAAATCCTGGCAGGAGTAGCCGCAGCCACCGGGACCCAGACAACACCTGCTGTCGGCGCGGGGTACTCGGGGTGGGCGGTAATAACAGTGGCCTATGGCCAAAGCTCCATCGCCACCGGCAATATCACGGCTCATGGAGCAGCTCCCCAAAGCATTGCTGAAGCGCTACTGGCCCAAATCAAATCCGTGGATGGGGACGGGAGCGGGTTGGATGCTGACACCGTGGATGGTCTCCATGCTGCAGCATTTCTCGGTGCCGCGGCCACGGCAGTAAACTCTGCAAAGCTCAACAACAAAAGCTGGGTGCTTATTGCATCAGGCACCGGCACCCCGTTCGGAGGGGGCGTCCCTTACAACATCACCCTTGCGGATTTGGGGCCCAGCACCGGGGCACGGCAGCTAATGTACGACGTTCAGTGCACCGATACCACGGTGGCCGTGTCTCATGGCTACAGCCCAGACGCTAATAGGGTGTGGACCTGGATCGGCCAGAGCGGTGGGGTCACACCGCACGACGTGCTTAACCTCAGGAATGAGTTTGAAGTAGTGCCCGGCTTCACGTTCAACGTCTGGGAATGGAAATAACTCACCATAGGGAGTTGCGATGTCTCTCAATCAAACTAAAGCATTTTTTAATTACCTCCTGGTCTCAGCGATCAGAAATGATGCCGTGATTCTTATTCACGATCCAGTTTTGGGCGATGTGAATATGAGAATATGCGACCTTCTTTCTGCTTTAGGAACACTGTCGGACACAATGCCGATCTTGACCGATACCGGCGGGACGGGGAAGAGGTGTGTTCCCAAATTGGTGATTACTAGACAGGCTGATGACGGCTCTGATGTCTGGGAGTGGCAACTAACTACAATAATCGGACCCTAAGGAGGCCCAATAATATGAATAAGCTATTTTTTGTGCTGTTAATGGTGATTATGGCTACAACTGCGGCCCATGCTTCCAACATTGGTCCCGCTTTTGGTAAGTATACGGCCATCGGTGGCAGTGTTGATGCCGGTAAACAGAATACCAACACCATACAGGGGAAGGGCCTCACCTTTGCGAAAGTGGGCGGGAAGCCGACCATGATCACCAACGCCCAGAATTTCTACTATGTTGGCTTTGACGGTCAGAATGACACGGCACAGGCGACAGCTAACAGGATCGCCATACAAAACAAACTCAACTACGCCGGTTTCCTGTCTGCGAATGGGTACGGCGGTACGGTGCAGCTGGGTTCGGGTACTTATTACATAGATCAGCATGTTAAAATACCGGCAGGCGTAAAATTAGAAGGTTGCGGTTCCTACTACTGGAGCGGGTCGGAGAATACCGTGCTTCGGCTTACTTCAGGGACGGCAGACGATACCGTGTGGCTCCCTTCCACGTCCTACAGCCAGATCCACATTAATCACATGACAATCTATGGAAGTGGTGCTTCGGGGCACTACTCCATAACTACCGACCCCACAGGCAACGGGCATGTCTCGTCTTTATTCCTTGATGGTGTAGCTATTAAGGGCGGCTGGATCGGCTTTCACGCGAAGCGTATAGCCTCTAGTCACTTTAAGGACGTGATCATCACCACGAATGGCACCGACTCGGACTCCACTTCCGGTGGCGTCTTAATTGAATGCGATGGTAACGTGACAAGCGATCAGAACCAATGGGACACAGTGCTGACCCTATCTAATTCAGGAGGGTTCGGCTGGAAACAGTCAAAGGGTAATGGAAATATCTGGACTAACTGCCAATTCGTAGCGAATCATGGGAATCAGTTTGTTTGGGATGAGCAGACCTCTGCCTCCTCTAACAGCTTTCTTATGGTTCCCCAGGGCGGTATGAACGTGTCAGTCGGCAGTTACTACGAGCAAAGCTGGTACTGCACCGATGGCACCGCCATGTCGAGTACCAATACCTGCACCACCGGCTCGCCCATATTGTCGGGGGCTGCGATTTCCCTAACAGGAGCGTGGGACTTTACCTTCATCGAGCCTACCATTAACGGTTACTCTCCTGTGAGTGGTGGGGGGATTGTCACGCTGATCCGCACGGGCCGCGTGAAATTTCAGGGCGGGCGACTCGCGTATTTCAATGCCTACCCGCAGGGACAAGAAGTTGACTTTTGGGTAGATCGGACCTGCTTTGAAACGGAGATCAACACGCCGACTAAAAGCAAGGGCCTGATGTATGACCAAGGGATCAATACCAAAGCCTACGGAGGCTACAATAAAGTGCAGCCTCAGATAGCTAAACAGCTGTTAAAAAACTGCGCTTTTACCAATGGGACCAGTGCCACAATGCCTAGCTGGTCTATCACTGCCGGGGCAGCTCCCGTGAGCGTAGATCGGAATGACCGCTATTACAGCCAGGTGGTTACTCCGCAATCCCTCGCTGTGGTGAATCCGGGTACTCCCTCCGCAACCGTTTACGTGAGTCAGACCACAACAGAAACACTCAAGCAGGGCGCGACCTATTACCTGCGGGTGGTCTATAAAAACGACAATGGCTCTACTCACCCTATGCCGGTGCAGCTATCCCTGCAGGACGTCGGGAATGGCTATGCGGCCTACAACTGGCTGAATGGAACGTGGACCGGCGGGGCAAGTGTCAGCTTACCATATAGTGATATTGTCCAGTCGGTGACAATCCCCTTTGTGGCGCCGTCCGATGCGACCCCCAGCAAAGTCTTTCTCATGGTGTCCATGGGCAATCCGGGTGGGGCTTCGTTGGGCTCAGCGTTTCACATCTACTCGGCGCACATTTCCGACCAGCGTGAATTTGACGCCGTTGGTGAATGGACAGCGCCACCTACGGCGGGTACCTGGATGAAGGGTACGTTTCTGAGGAATAACGCCTTTAACGGGACAGCGCTCGGCTGGGATTGCATCCAATCTGGTACTTATGGTGGCACTTCTACCACCGCTACGAGTACCAGCGGCTCACCGGTTGTGGCAGTATCCTCTACCTCTGGCTTTAGCATGGGGCAATATGTGTCGTCCCCTGGCTTTGTCACCCCTGCCATGGTCCTGGCGATAAATTCCGGTGCGGGCACGATAACGCTCAACTCAACTGCCCTCAGCTCGTCATCGGGCACGTTTGCGCTGGCGCCTCCCTTGTGGGCTGTTCAACCCTCTGCTCCCTTCAAGTCGTGGAATATGACCGACGCGGATTACACCTTTGGCGCTAATTCCGAAAACGTCCTGATTCTCTATAACGGGAATGTTAATTCATCGCATACCGTAACCGTCAACGCACCGGCTATTACTGGACAAGTCATCCAGATAATAAATGAGACCTCATACAGCCAGACGCTGACCATCAACGGTACTAACATTTTCACCCTCCGTGGCACCCAGCGCATGAACTATGGCACCACCTACACCGTCACGCTTGCCAGCCAAACGGCGCGCACCTTCATTGCGGGTTCAGACAGCTGGTACGAGATCGGAGCTGAAACACCCACTACCTCCTTTCTCTGGAATTCCAATGCCAGCTATTCAATTGGGACTAACTGGGAAACCTTTGTCACGTCGGCCAATACCGGAGCGCAGACGCTCTATTTTCCAGCAGCTACCAGCTCAACACCCGGACGGAAATACTACATCACGAACAAGGGGCCGGGCGCGGTAAACCTCAATTTTAGTGGGGGAACCATCTACACTCTCGGTGCGGGAAATGTGCTGACCAGCACCACTACTCCGGGTTCAATCCCGAGCGGCAGCCAGCGTGCTTTTTACAGCGATGGCGCCAACTGGATAGAGTTTTCGGTAGGGGGCTCGCTTGACTCGGTTGCACTGACGGGCACGCCGACTGCGCCGACAGCCACCACCGGCACCAACACAAATCAGGTTGCCACCATGGCTGCCATCCAGAACGCGCTTTCCGGTATCTCTGGGGTGACCACGGTGCCGCAATTTTCCGGCACTCACGTGGACTCCGCTCACTCCGGCGATACTACGGAGACTGTGCTTTATACAGCGACGATACCAGCGCACACCCTTGGCTCTAATGGCTGTGTCTTCGGGTCGGTCAACTGGACGAACACCAGCAGCGCTAGTAGTAAAACTTTGCGGGTTCGGCTGGGCGGGTTAAGCGGGACGGCTTATCTGAGCAATACCACGACCACAAATACCAATACGTGGGCGATGTTTATGTTTTGCAACAGGAATAGTGAGTCGGCACAAGAGGGCGCTCAGCCATTCAATAACGGGCCGAGCAGTTCAACAGGATCGGATACGACCAGCTCAATCAATACGGCTGCCGATACTACGCTCGTGGTCACCGGTGTTGCGAGTGCCACCGATACCATCACGCTGAGATCGGCCACCCTGATGGTGGTCAAATAAAAAGGGGAGGGCACCATGCAAGACGAATCACTAAACCAGACGTTCGATGCGGTCATTCTCAACAACGAGCTGAGCGGGATCTTGGCGGCCGCCTACAGGTTCAGCCATGCGAAGGGCGGAAAATCCGGATGGTCCTTCGGACGCTGCCAGTTCGACGTGAAGAATAACTCTACGGCGCGTTCCCTGCTCTCCCGGATCGGGTTCGCTGCCGCCGAGATTCTCGCTATCCAGGACGAAACCGTGGACCCCCGGCAGTGGAATGCCCGGCTTGCCACCGGGTCGGCGATAATTGACGAAGCAGACACCAACCAACTCACTTACTGCCTCAATATGGCGCTGAACTTCGCCACCACCTACGGCGTCCCCGTGGAGAACCCTGGCGGTATCCTCGGCATTGCCGATTACGCCAACCAGTACGGAGCGCCGGGGCAGGGATCGGCGGATTACTACAAGTCTCTGGGGCGCCCGGTGACCGCTCAGGACGTGCTAGATTTCAAGCTTAATCACACGAAGTATGGCGAGGAAGAGCCGGAGGACTGCCGCAGAAGGTATGCAGGTGTCATGAAGGCCATAGCGCAGGCAGCATAAACAAGTAAGGAGGCAAGTATGATTCAGTTTCTGAATGACCACTGGGTGACACTCGGCCCTCTGGTCGCGGCCCTGACCGCCCTGATCAAATCCGAGGCCATGGCGTTGGACCCTACCACCCGGGCGAACGGCCTCATTCATGGCAAGCGCCTGGCGAAAGAAGCCCTCGCAGTCAAGTTGGTACCTGAGGCCGATTCAAAAAACTAACCAGCCGGAGAGAGACCGGCACAACCCAAGAACAAGAGGAAAACATCATGTCCCTGAAATCGTTTCTCGAAGAACTGAAAACCATCCAAGCCGACGTTGAGCCGTTCCTGGACAAGCTGCTGAAACTGACCGCCGAGGGCTCCCAGATCGCCGAGGTAGTCGGCACCGCTACCGGCAATCCCGAAGTGGCAGCCGGAGCAGCTGCGGCAGGCTCCATCTCCACCGCTCTGGACAACATCGTAGCTGCGCACATCGCCGGCGGGGCCACCCAGGCGAGCGCCATTGCCTCGGTCGCTTCCCTGGCCAACGCCGTCACCTCGGCCAATATCCCCGGCGTCAGTCCGGAGACCGTGCAGGGAGTCGCCGCGATCGTCGCCCAGGTCGCCACCGTGGCACCCGAAGTCGCGGCGGCAATAGTGCCGATCCCCCCGGAAATCGCTGCGGCAATGTCGGGGCCGTAATGAACGCCCTGGCCCTCAAATGCGCTCAACTCTGCGCCGCCTCCTACGATAGCTCCGACCCTCGGTTTCTCGATGTTGAGGAACTGCGGTTCGGGGTCATCCAAGACGGTGACACTACGTTCCTCGTTTTCAGGGGGACCGACAACCTGCAGGGCTGGCTCGATGACTTCAAGGTCGTGCCGGCTCGGACGAATGGAGGCTACCTTGCCCATGTGGGCTTTATCAGGTGCGTGGACAAGCTTCGTCCTGCGGTAGAGGGGCTTGTGCCTCTAGGGGGCAACCTCGTGATCACGGGCCACTCTCTCGGGGCAGCGATCGCCGTTCTGTTCGCGGAAGAGTACAAAATAGATCCTGCTGTCACCTTTGGGTGCCCGCGCGTCTATTCTCGGCTCAATGCGAGCTTCCCGGTGATGGAGCACACCAGGTTCGTCAACGGTGGCGACCTGGTCACCGAGGTGCCCGGCCCGTTGGCTTGGCACCACACCTGTGATCCGGTCCAACTCGGGCCGGATAGGCTGCTGGACGTCAAGTATCACGACATCGGGCTTTACGTTTCCCGGCTGGCAGGAGTGACGGATGGAGTTACTACGCCGCGCTGCTCCCCGTTGTGCCAGGACGTGGCAAATCGCATGTAACCATCTGGCATCATTTTGGAATCTGTAACCAACCAATGTGGTTGTATCTGTGCAAAACTACTGTGTTTTTAGGCCAAATTGTGACTATAAAAACGGGAGCTTAGGGCCGAAAAAACGCAGTAACACAGATATCTCAAAATCCAGCGCCGCAAGGCGTGCCGGTTCGATTCCGGCCTCCGGTACCATTCAGTAAAATAAAGGGGTTAGGCTTGAATGCCTAACCCCTTTTCTGTTGCCTGAAATTTACGGAGTTACAGAAAGAGTTACACTTGGTGCTCAGAACCGTTTCGGACTGCCGCAAGCCCCTGGTGGGCGATGTCCCGCATCTCGCTCCGGGCGCAGTCTCCGAACCCGCAATCAAGTATTCTGTCCAGGGAGTCTTCCAGAATCTTGGCCCGTTCTTCCATGATTTGATACGGTTCGGCCTCAGTCATACAGGTGCAGGCGTAACGGCCTTCAACTCGGTTGTAAAGCCATCCTGAACCATCGCAATCACCACAAACAGGGCTCTCTCCGTCCAGTAGGTTAGTTACTTGCCGCTGCAGCTTCTCATTCTCATCAGCAAGGGTGGTTATCATCGCAGCCGCCGCCCTGAAGGTCAAACCCTCTGCCTTGGCGTGGCTGACCGACTCCAAGGTGTCAAAAAGCAGGTTATCCCAATAGGCAAACGCCTGGGCAATCTCATCAGTAGTCAGGTCGAGAGGATCGCCTGAGTCGCAACCGCCGCCGTCAATCTGTGCATCAGGTGCAAGGCTGCAGCACAGTTTGTAAATCTCATCCTGCCAGCGGCCCATTTCCTCATCCATGATAGTTGGCTTGTCTTCCATCCTGCGCTGAATCTCCTCCCAGGTGGATTCGTACTCCGGCCAGTCGGATTCGATGACCAAGCATTCCAGGGGAGGCTTGCCAGCTTTCTCGCGCTGGAATGCTACCTTGCCTGCAGCCTCTTCCAACTGGTACCTGATGGACGCTGCCATGTGACCCGGCCACAGTTCTACGTCGGAGAGTTTGACAACCAGGTACCTGTTTTCCTTTTTGAATTCCATTTTGTCTCCTTGTTTTGTGGTAGTCCAACCACATTGGTTGGTTGCGTAAAAGTAAAATAAGCCCCGCCCTTATTTTAGGTTGGGGCCAAAAACTAAAATCTCGAAAGGAACGCCGCGGCAAACTCATCGGTGGCCTTCCGCTTGTGCTCCCTGGACAGGTGGCCATAGATGTTCTTCGTGATGGCGATGTCGGCGTGTGCCAGGATCTCGGAGAGCGTGGAGAGGTCGCCGCCGGCCATGAGGAACTGAGACGCGAAGGTGTGGCGCAGAGTATGGAACGTCACGTTAGTGAACCCGCAGGCGTCAATGGTCTTGTCCCACTCGGTGCGGAAGTGGACGTCAGGGAAAAGATCCGGGGACAGCGGCTGAGATGCGCGCCAAGTCTTCAGCGGTTCCACCAGGTGCACGGGGATGTCGACCGTGTGATCCTTCCGGCTCTTCATCTTTTCCGCTGGTAGGTTGATAACGCGCTCCGACAGCCGGACTTCCTTCCAGTTGAGCTCCAGCACGTTCGCTCTCCGGAGTCCGGTATTGAGCGCGATCAGCGTGGCGATCCGGACAAGCGGGGTCGTTGCTTTGTCGAGCAAGAGCTTGATTTCGTCCTCGGTCAGAAATCGCACCTTCGCGCCGTCCTTGGGGATCAGCTCCACCCGGGAGAGGTCGGCGTACTTCCCGCAGAGCTTCGGCGATTCCTCGGAGCTGGTGCGGTCGACGTGCAGCGCGTAGAGCTTGCGCAGCGCCTTCACCTCGTGGTTGATCGTGGCCGGCGCGCGGCCGAGCTCGGCACGGTGCGTCATGTAGTCCTCAAGGTCGCCCTTGCTGATGGTGAGCAGGGTATGCCCCTCGAAAAACTCTGTGAGTGCCACCATGCGGTATGCGTAGTGGTCGGCAGTCGCCTGGGAGATCTTCTTTTTGGTGACCAGGGCGCTCCACCATTTCGCACCGTTCTCCGCAGCATCCGCCCAAGAAATATCTCTCTCGCTGGCACATGCCCGACCTTCCCGGCAATCCTCGATGAACTTCTCCGCATCTCTCTTGCGTGGAGAAACACTCTTTGTGGTTAATTTGCCGCGAACAGTGATTCGGACATACCAGTTGTCGCTCAACTCCATCGGAAGCCCGCAATGGGCATCCTTGGCCTTTCCTGTGCGGTCCATTTTCCACTGTTTGCACTTCGGATTGGAGCAGACCAGCTTTTTGAACGGAGTATTCGAGGCCATGGTATCCCCCTTTAGAGCGCGAGAATAGAGCGAACGATCTTTTCTTTTTCAGGGTCATTCCGGAGGGCCTCAAGAATGGTCATTTCCTTGGGGGAGGCATCGCAGCCGCCGATCAACCGCCACCAAATCTTATCGCCGTGATCCTTGCAGATCTGGACCAGTTCGTTATTAGTGGTGCCAAGCAGGGAGAGCATGACCAGGGCGGTCTCTAGCGCCGGTTCGGTGTCCTGGAAAATGATACGGGTGCAGGTGAATTCAGAGTAGGGAACGCCGGTAGCCTTGTGCCATTCCTTGACGTTGGAATATTTCGATAGGCGGAATTTCTCTTGGATAATCTTGTGTAACTTCTTAGGGTTGCCCTTAGTAATTTGCGTTACGTTCATGACCATCCCCCTTTTGTGTCCAACCTATTTGATTGCGTAGACACAAACCTTATACCGTAGACACTTTAGGGTGTCAACAATAAATCGTAGACGATATAAAATTATTTTAAGGGAGGGGGCGGGAAGTTATTTGAAATCGGTGACGATGGTTATCATGAGTTCGGCACTGGGATCGGTGAAGCATGGCCGGAAAAGGCGCCCGTCTGATTTGATTATCTTGTAGTTTGCCGGCATTTCCACGGCCCTAGCCTTCACGGTGGTGCATTTGTCGGATGCTTTTATGGACGAATCTTCCATCGAGGCAATTTGGACGGGCCTATCGTTGTCTCCGTTGTTTGGGCCTTTGACTGTACCCACGTCAGCGAATTTGAGGCCAGCTGGGAGCGGGATCTTCTTGTGCGCATACATATCAGTTACGCCATGTCCAGTCCGGCATATTTTGATCTTACCGGTCTCCGTCAACTCTTTAGCCTCTGTATCGCTTCTTATGGCAGCGGGGCCACCAGCTGCGGCAAGCATGGGAACTGACACTATCAATAAAGCTGCGATCAGCTTTTTCATGGCTTCTCCTTTTCTTGTAACTATTCCCCGCGTTTCACCCAGACGACTCGGTGCACAAAGACCACTGTATCTGCAGAGCATTCAATTGGCGGGAATTCCGGGTTGAAACTTTCCAAGATATAGTGATCGTCTTTAGCCACAACCCTCTTAACCATCACTTCCCCGCCTCGTAGCTTTACCACGGCATCGCTGCCTGTCCGCACTCCACCATTCGGGCTCACCAACAATATGTCGCCCGGTTCG